CTGAATCTTTTTTACTCAAGAATCTACCGATTTGAGCATTATTACCACTATCTGAATCATTACCGATAAGACCACTGGCAGCAACGTAAGCAACGTCACCAGCAGCAGGAGTACCAGAAATTTGATCAGTGGTTACTTGACCAACTTGTAGCAAAGTCACTTTGCCACCCTTTTGAACTTCGTCTTTGTGATAATTGATATGTTGTCTTGTAAGATCAAGATCAACCACATCATTTAATAGAACACCTACTGGCTTTGCACCACTAGCAGCTGCTGCATAAGCCACAACGCTATTAGCGTCGTCCATAGCAACTCCGCTACCCTCTGTTGAAATTGATGCTATGCCACCACGCTCAATAGTTGAGCCTGTGGAATTGTTCATGAAAAATGAAACGTCTGTGACTGTTTCTAAACGATCAGGTTTTAATGCCATTGTTATTCTCCCTTTTGGTTTGTTTTGCCTAACCTATTATACACAAAATCTACAAGAGCCGCTCTTGTATTTTCTACTTCTTCTGAAACTTCGCTACCAACGCTAAGGTCGGCTTCTTCTGCCAATTCTACATCTTCAAGTACAGAAGCATCAACTTCTTCTGATTCTTGTTCTGCTTTTGACTCTTCTTCTTTTTCTTTCTTTTTCTCGATGGCTTCTTTAAGAGCTGGTGGCATTCCTGCCTCTGTCTCTTCTTCATTTTTTGCTGCCAAAGATGCTTTGAAAGTTTCTGCGATAGAGTCAAATTGTTCGTCTGAAAGAGCATTAAGATTGGCTTCTGTTTTCTCTGCTTCTTCCTGGCTCATGCCAGCTTCAACAAGAGTTGCCATTCTTTTGTCTTTTTTCATTTTCTCTTCCATCTTCATTTTGTCTTCTTTGTATTGAGCAACTTCTGTGGTCAAAGTCTCCACTTCTTCGCTTTTGCTCTTTAATTCTTCTTCTTTTTCCTTCATTCTTTTATCATGTTCGCCAGCATTAGCTTCTAATTGCTCTGCGAGTTCTGCCTTGGTAGCTTCTGCTTGCTCAATTACGCTTTTAAGCTCAGCAACTTGAGCTTCAAGCGCTGAAATTTTTTCTTCATTGGCTTTAGAAAGTTCTTCTTGATTACTCATAGTATTATCTAACTCCTGTTTTAGTTCATTGTTTAAAGATTTAAGCTGTTCGATCTCTGACTTTGAAGTTTCAAGACTACTGTCGTAATCCGATTTAATCGAAGCCATGGTTTGTTGTAATTGGGAAATTTCGTTTTCTAAATTCATATGTACACCATCATTTTGAGAGTTAGAAATTTTATTACTTTTTAATACACCTGTTTTTTCTGAAACCGGTTTTTTTTGTTCATTAGCAAAAATTATTTTAGAAAGATCATCCTTATTGAAAATAATACTTTCTGGATTAGCTGGTTTATCTACAAAACCTTTACCTGAAAACGTGATACTTCTTAGTACACGACCTATCTGATAATCTTCGTGTTGTCCAGTACCTCCATAAGCTCTTAAGTGTTTCGTTAAAAATGCTGTATCTTGGTTTCTAGCCACTACTTTTAGATTACCTTGAGCGTCTCTTAAGCCATAATCAAAGCCTTTGAAATAGCATTCCATGCTTACATATTTTTGTCCATTTTCTATCTGCTGAATAAGATTTTCTGCACGAGACTTTAATTCTGGATCGGTAAAAGCTCTATAAATTACAGAACCAGTAATAATATGAAATTTACTAGGCAAGTCATCTGAAGCCATAGTTTCGTCTAAAATTTGCCCAGCTTCATCTATTGCCCAATTAGACACAATATGTCCAACTATAGTTTTTTCATCATGTTCTAAATTAGTTGGTTTATCTTCTGGAGTTTTTCTAGCTGCCCAAACCTCTGGAGCATCGAATATGTCGTCATTTTTATTCCAATTAGATGTCACTAAAATAGACTGTACATAGTATAGATCGTCATCATTATATGATGCAGAAGATTTGAAATTATTTCTTATCATCGTATGGTCTGGAGACGGCGTGGCTAAAGAAGCAAAACTAATATGTGATTTACTAGCTGTGAGTAAATCTGCTATGCCGTCATCATATTCTTGCTGAAAAATATTCATGTTTTATCTCGCATGGGTGTTTGTGTAAAAAATGGCCTTGGCATTTCTTTGTTCTTCAACTGTCAATGGTTTTTCTGGGTCATTTTTCATACCAATTAGCCAACTATTATATTTTTTGAGTGTGTGGTGGTTATGGTTGTTCTGTATTAAAGAAGCTACGCTATCTGAATTAATTACACCGAAAGGTTTAAGTTCAAATAGTATTTGTGTTTTTATATTTTCTAGATATTTGTATTCTTCACTTGATAATGAGCGTAAATTTTTCTTGTTAAAATAATCTAATATTATAGGATTGATAATTTCATCGATTTTTGTTTGAGCGGCACACGCCCATAACATCATTTTTGCTCCTGTTTGCGGTGCAAATTCTTTTGTTTTTCTTTCTTTGGTATCTTGCGAGCTTGGAGGCCTACCCTTTCCTGATCTATCAGGCAAAGATTTACCGGGATCATCTTTACCCAACTTCGTTGGTGGGTTACTGTCGCCTTTTAAGTCCTGTTGTAATTGAAGTCTAGTTTTTTGATTTGGATCTCGAATCTTAAGCTTCAGACCAACTTCGCTTGGCGTTACCGAGCCAGACTGTAATGCAATTTTTTGAAGACCTCCTTCAAGATTAGCATCATGATACGGACTGGCTTTTGGCCACATTTTCCCGTTTTCCCGTCTTCTTTGTTCTTTGTTGAGTCTGATTCTTTCGATACTTGAATTAATATCGAACTTAGCTTGTAGTAGCTCATCAGAAATTAAGTTTCTATCTGCTAATTGTATAAGCAGTGCTTTTTCCGCCTCTTCGTTCGAAAGATCCATTCTATCAAACTCAATGAAAGCAGGATCTTTAAAACCCATAGCTTTTTGTAGTGCTATAATTTCTTGCTGCCAAAATTTAGTTAAAATATCTCTACCATATTGCAATCTTTGTGTTAGTGTTTTTAGGCTAATAAAGTTATTTGTTGTACCAGCCGCTCCAAAAGTTCCTGTCAAAGTAGGAGGAATACCCAGCCCAGCATAAATACTGTTTAAATGTGGAGTGTATTTACCTTCCCCTAAAAATTGATGAACATTTGTATTGCTTTCGATCAGTTCTATATCTGGACCCCAAACCAGATCCATTGTGCCCCCACCAACATTATTACCCAATATTTGAGCTAACTTAGATGTTGCTGCTTTGGTTGGTGCTATTTTATGTTCTAGATTACCTAACTTAAAAATACGAATATTAGAGATAGCCCCATCTAAAGCTGCCATATCTGCCAACTTGAGTTTTTCAATAATCACAATATCATCCATTATTGCATAAATCATAGGATAAGCCCAACTCTGCCAGTCATCTTTTTTATAGTGGTAAACAGCAGTCTTATCTGGATCCAAAGGATAAGCCTTTTTTTGCTTAGCCGCTTCAACTATAGCTGCTGGTAACTTACTAACAAGATCCACTTCCTCAGGACTTTTGGGAGAATTGATTATTTTCCTTAAAGCTGCTGGCAAAGTGAGCTGATATCTTTTATGATTCGAAAAGGAAGCCACCGCTCCCCCATAAACATCTACGTAATAAGGATCAATAAATGTGTATTTCCATGGAATTTCTTTAACTCCTAGCACAACATCTGTAATATCATTAATTTTTATATCGGCTGCTTGAGCTTTGAACATCTGTTGTGTGGACTTGCGATTTAGTTTTGCTGTTTGTTTATGAATAATAACATTGCCTGTTTTATAGAGATTATTTAAAAATCTCTCACTTCTATCTTTACCATTAATTTTGTTAAACCAGGTTTGATAAAATTTTTCTATTCGTCTAGATGGATGAACTAATCGAATACCCTGACTCGAGAAATCACCCATAAGATCAATCACATTTTTGACCAAACCAACGCGATTGTATATATCCTCTGCTTTTTTAACAATAAGTTTAAAATTACGAGGAGGTTCTTCGTCTGGTCGAAAGTAATAATAATCTGATTTGGTTAAACCTGGACGACCAGAAGTGTTGGTGTCTAAATTAGAATAGTCTAAACTGTATCTTCTGCTACCAGAGGTTTTTTGAATACCTATACATTCGTCTAGAGAATCTGCAGAAGCAGACAAAGCCTCTTTTTTACTAGCTAGATCATCACCCCATACAACATAGGCATTTTGACCTATTAACTCGCTGTTATTTTCTGCTTCACTTTTAGGATATTTGTTCATTTTGATTGTAATTTAAATGTAATACGATTGTTAAAAAATAATACACCTAATCGTAGTATACTCCAGTATATATATCGTCATTAGCTGCGTCTGTAAACCAAGCTGGGCCTTTATACATGTCTCCTTTATGCATTTTTACATCTATTCTATTACCTCCCACCACCTCGTATTTGACTGCTGGAATTTTGTTTTTTATCTGTCGAGCTAGCATATTTGCTATGACCAAAGAACTGTATCTATCTTTTCTAATTCTGCCTTTTTTACCATTTGGTAATTTAACTTCAGGAGTATCCCACCTGTCTCTAGCATTTGGCCCTGTGCTCGTTTTGGTCATAACAATAGTAGTTAGTTCATTTTTGAGCTCTTCTATTTCTAAAATGCATTCACTTAAACTATCATATATAGGATTAAGATCTGCATCCATAATATCTCTGTTTTCTTTATTGAGAGCCAAACCTAAAGAAACACCATCAAATCTCGGAAATAACAATAACTTATCTTCCATGTCTTTCCTCAATCCGTGATTGGCTTCTGCTGTCCATTCTGCTCTAGCAAATTGTACCATCTCTACAATATGTAATCCAGCCTGGTTGTCTGACTCTTTAGATTTTTTCTCATCTATAACGGGCCATATTAAAACTTCTCCATGATCCAAATTTTTAGGATTATGTAAAGCTTCTTCAATAGCTATACCACCACCCTGAGCATCCATACCTATTCTGACTGGAGGAAATATTTTCATAAGATTTCTTATTTTTCTAGCGCAGAAACTGTAGAAATCCTGATCTTCAACCAATCCTGTTTTTTGTCTATCTTTAAAATTACCTCTATTTGTAGTCCAACAATATACAATTCTATTATGTGTTGGATTGATTTCGATAACTACAATACTAAAATTATCCTGTTCACTAGCAGGGTCAATACCATAAACGTACTGTTTAGAATTGTCGCCCTCAATCATTGCATCAAATAATATTTCTTCATTATTGATCATGATTGGATTTTTGTCTGATGTTACACAGCTTTCAATCAAACTTCTCTTAAAAAACCCTTCGCTGTCTTCGGTAAAACATGCTGCATATTCCATGTTATATATACCAGTATGAATGGTGGCTTTGGCTCTAGCTATCTGCTTATCGTCCATAAATCCTTTAGGTATCAATTCGTATGGAATGCGAATTACACTATAATCTCTCCAATTAAAGTTCTCAGGAACCTCTCCCTGGAATACCTCTCTTAGCTTAACAGGGTCGCCTTTGCTCTGAACAATAGCTTTATATCTTTTCCAATAGCTGGAAAAATGTTTGAAGCTATAGTCTGCAGTACCACTAATTATAGCCTGGTTGCCCATTTTTTTGCTTAGTGTAGCCAAGTCTTCATTCCAAATACCCATATCTTGCATAGCTTGTTTTTTAGCTTCTTCTTTCACATTCTGAATAGGGCTGGCGCTAACAGCAGCAAAACCAGAAACAACCGTTTCGTAAACTTCTGGAGACATAGAAGCAAATTCGTCAGCAATAATGATGTGCGCTCTCAAACCCCTAATTTTACTTCCATCACCCATTGGAATAGCAATTGTCCAACTATCTCCAAGTCTCATTGTGCATCTATCCACATCTCTTCTAGGGCCGTCTTCGTTACCGCTAAAAATACTCCTTAATATGGGACTACTTTTCCAAATAGTATCCATATACTCAAACAAAATTTTACTCTGTCTAAAACCAGCACCAACCACCACAATTTTAGTAGCTGGGACAAACGTACATTTAAGAATACAATATAAGCTCATCAAGAAAGACTTACCAAAGCCACGACTAGCTATAAACATAGGAAATGGACGAACCCAAAATTCCTGTAATATTGCAACCTGGATCGGATGAAGCTCTATGTCAAATAGCAGTTTACAGGTAGACGCTAAATAATTAGTGTCTCTAAAAATTCTCATTAAATGCTGATCTGGGTTTTCTATGTCTTTTTTGCTACGATGAATCATCTTGTTAGAATCAAGTTCTAACTTAGACAGATCCCCTAAGCCCAGCCAAGCATCTTCATATATTTTAAGATTTGGGTTGTTCAATTTCGTATACCCTCCTCATAATAGCCATAGCTATCTTTTCTGCATTTTTAGGAGTGTCGCCAAAAATAATGTTTATGTTGTAGTTTACCATATACTCAGATAATTTTTTGAGTATAAAATTAGGAGATATTTTAATATATTTCCATTTGTGTCTAGGTATTTCAGATCCTTCTGGATATCTTAATACATCTGTTAAACTAAATTCAAAAATCATAAATTTATATTTGAATTCTTTCATTCTCTCTAATTCATCTACAAATCTTTTTTCTGTAATATTAGAAGCAATTTCGCTCACGCTTCTTTTCCGTTCGATACACAATCTATCTTGAAACCCAGCAAGAGAGTAATCTCCAGTGTCTAATTTAATATTGGCTGTAGAGTGTCTTGGAAATTCCCAAGCTTTTTGTTCTCTAGTATCGATAATTATATGAAAATTACTATAATCTACCATGTTTATTGTATAAGATTTTTAAAAACAAAGCAGCATATGCTTCTTCATTATTATGGATAAGTTTATGGTGTTTTTGACATAACGTAATGCCATTAGAAACCAAAAAGCGCAAACCCGGATTATCCGCCCACCTTTGTATGTGATGAGCGTTAAGCCTTGATTTAAATACACAATTAGGCCACTGGCAGGCGAATTTATCTCTAGCGAAAACCTTTTTTCTCCATGCTTTATAATTTGGATCATCAAAATTTCTATTCATTTAACATTTCCGCTACGAGATCTTCAAAGGATAATAAAGGTAACCAGCCCAGCTCTTTTCTGGCTTTATCAGACCTGCCACATAAGTAATCTACTTCTGCAGGTCTACAGAATTTGGGATCAATATAAATGTATTTTTTATAGTCTTTAATGCCAATTTTATTAAATGCTAAGGAAAGAAAAAAATCAATAGAATGAGTTTGATCCGAAGAAATTACATAATCATCTGACTTATCCTGCTGCAACATTAACCACATAGCTTTAACATAATCTTTAGCATGACCCCAGTCTCTTTCTGCTTTCAGATTCCCTAATCTTAATTTATCATATATTAGATTATTATAGACTAATTTATCGTCTTTTGATTCTAGTTCTATAGGACTTAAATTATTAGATCTGCACCATCTTAAAAAAGATTTAATCCATAATGCAATTTTTTGAGTAACAAACAACTCGCCGCGACGAGGACTTTCATGATTAAAAAGAATGCCGTTAGACACAAACATCCCATATGCTTCTCTGTAAATTTGCAACATTCTGTAACTAGCTAATTTCGACACTCCGTATGGGCTTTGAGGTAAAAATTGTGTATTTTCGTCTTGATATTTCAAGCCTTTATCGTCTACAGAATAATTACGACCAAACATCTCACTTGTTCCGGCTTGGTATAATTTAGTATTTGGTGAATATTTTCTAATGGCTTCGAGAACATTCACCACTCCCTGAGTGTTAATATCAAACGTTAAAGAGGGTTGTTTGAAACTTGTTGCTACATGACTCTGCGCAGCTAGGTTATAAAATTCATCTGGTTTATACCGATCTACAACCTCATAGACGCTACTGCTGTCACACAAGTCAAATTCACACAAAGAAAAGTTTGGGTGCTGTAATATTCCAGATATTCTATCAAAACTGTTTGTGCTTGTTCTTCTATGCAACCCAATAACAATATACTCTTTTTCTAGCAAAAGTTCTGATAAATAGCTGCCGTCCTGTCCTGTGACTCCAGAAATCAAAGCTGTTTTTTTATTCATCATCTGCTACTGTCTCCGGAAGTAAAAACGGTTGGTCTATTTTGTCATCGTTGTATGTGTGATACTCACTTAATCCTTCTTTAGCTTTATTGACAGCAAGTTTCAAGATTTCCATTTCTTTACCTTCTTTTTCTCTAATCTCTTCATCCTCTAACATTCTAATTAATCCAACCCAACTGCTTTTACCGTCTTCTATTCTCTTGATTCTCTGCTCTCTAGTAGCTTTTAGATCTTTGCTAATCTTTTGCTGCTCATTTAATAGTTTCGTATATTCATTGGTATAATTTGTTATGCTGTTGCGAGCAAAGCTTAATTGTGTTTCTAGATTAGCAAGTTTTGGAACATCTCTATCTTCATCACTTTTAGCATACTCTTTGTCTACCTCTTTTTGTAGCTTCTCAGTGTCTGAGATGTGTCTCTTACGCTCTTTCATACTTCTATTGATCAATATGTCTATAGTTATAAACTGCTTGATCTGAAGCTCTTCTGCGGCTAATACATCCTCTCGAAACTGCTTTACTAAATTAATCCACGTATTTTCAAAATATTCTAACTCGCCACTATCTTCGTCAAACTGTCTGGTAATTTCCTGCCAAAAACTTTTTCCATGTAATTTATGTTTTAAAATCTCATGATCTTTTCTGTCATCTCTAGAGGCGAAAATTTGATTTTCTTTGATATATTTTTCTATAGGACTAGTGCTTCTGTTGAGATATTCTGCAATAGATTCTACATCCATAGATCCTATATTATCTTCAATAAATTTCTGTTCTTCTAGAGATAGTTGTCCTCGTTTTTTTGACATAATATATTTTCTTGTATATGTTGTTGTAGTTTTCTAGTTTCTGTCTTATTAACCTTGGATCCATGTTTAATTTTCAGATAAATTTCCCGATATTCTCCCCGCAATTCCTTTTCTATTTGAGATAATAATTCTGTATTAGACAGATCCACCAATAAATCATCTTCTCTATAATTTGCGATTGTTTTTTCGTTTTCTATACTAGTAGGCTTCATGATATTCTGTTT